CCTCTGTCTGCCCTAGAAGGGCAAACTTCGTCGAAATCACCCCAAAGGGCGATATCTCCTAGAGATCTAGGAATGGTGGGCTTCTGTAGACACTTAGGCAACAAGTCTACAGTTGCAAGATAGCTAGACTTCAAAGTTGAATCGAGTCCGAAGCTGGTTACCGACCAGCTCCTTATCGAATTCGCCGTTGAAATAAGCCTATCTGATGATTCTATATCTTTGCGAATATAGAACGGAGTCACGTCGATCCCTTGAAAGTAATGTTTACCACAACTTTCTCGGAATGGCCCTTTACAAAAGGTTTTCTTAGGATTTGGAGTAAAACCCAAATACTGGAGTAACCAAAGGACCGTATGGCTAATTTCCACGGGGACTAGTAAATCATCCCCGTATATAGCTAGACGACGCGAAGCGGGTCTGAGAATAGATGACACTGAAGAGCAGATAGCCCAAAAAAGAAGGCTTTCTAACTCAAAGGTGAAACCGTTTCCCATACTCGATACCTTCTGGTAAGTTATTAAGTCACCATTGGGCATAATGCCACGAGGAGAACGAGACTGCTTTATGGCCTCGAACCAATCGTGCGGGAGGAGTAGTTCAACGAGCTTCAGAGAAACAGTGTCTGAAGCTGAACTAAGATCAATGGAAGCATGTGAGCCAGTCAAACTGGCGTCATAGGCAAGCCGTTGATTTATAGTTTGATCGTCAAGATCTACAAGAACTCTCTTAAGACGCGAACGGATCAAAGCACCGATACCTTTCTGAATATACATATTCAGATCGGGCTCGATAGCAATGATACGGTCTATCTTAGCATTCTTTGGTACAGTAGTAACTTTGTTCCCGGGAACGATCTCGAAGAGCTCTTCTATCTGTTGATCGATAGGTAGATTCAAGAAGGACCCGGAGTCCCTATTCCCCAGCAAGTAACTAAACCAGCTGGGGCTGCTTTTCACGGCAGCTAGAGACAACAAAGAGTTTGCCTTCGTCGTGTGGGGCCTAACAACCCCATATTTGAAGTACGCATCACCATTGACCCGGCGAACAGATGTTGAAGCACCTGGACCGAATGCAAAATGAGCAGACGCTTTGTCCCAATCAAAAGGGCCAAGCAGTGAAGCTATCTTTTCCCGAGCCGTCCAAATGAACGACTCAGGCGAGTAGGGGGTGCGAATTCCCGACTCGTAGTTCACTGACAAACGTGAGTTTGTGCATCTACACTGCTCCTCGGTTAAAAGAAACTTCGATAATGCTGCCTGCTGCCTGTCAATACCAAGGTCGAATGAATCGAACTTGGACATCAACTCGGCGACGAGGTAATCATCACGAAAGGAGTGGGGATCACTATAAGTAGAAGGATCTACAGATAATGAAACCAACTCCATGAACTTACCCTTACGGATAAGCCCATAAGCTTTTTCACTTAGAGGAGATTTTAGAGAGCGATAAATACTCTCCGCAATCACTGTTGCGCAACTTTCGAAACGACGGTACATCCCGGGTATCCCGGGATGAAACTTTTTGGCTTTCATTAGGAGACATCCTCAATGAATTGCTGGAAGGCACAGATAATCTGTGGGATAACTGCTTAAATCGGGATTTAACCGACATAGCAGCGTACCAATTACCCGTATGCTGGGTCCAAATTGCCAACTGCGTCCGTAAACGGAAGCGAGGCAATCAGACTTACCATGCGGGCTTTGATATCTGTCCTTTCAGCAGCCGTCGAGTTTGCCGGCATCAGCATAGTAACGAAGGCTGAGGTTGTCCTCAGCAAATCGCCAATTGCTGCAGTACCGGTACCAACCGTCTCGACTATGGGCACAGTCAGCTTGAACTCAAAACGCACGATGTCCGGGTTACTCTGGGTCATCTTTTCGGTGAGAAACGAGAAAGAACTCGCAAAACCACCAGAACGATTACCCCAGGTAGCAACTCCGTTCGAAGTGCCATTGGGTGCATAAACGACACTGTTAAGTGTCACGTTAGCTTGTTGTGACATAAGTTTCCTTATGGAAAATCAGCTTGGGGGCTAAGAAGCCTTGCTGCTGATGTCAGCGACGGAAAGCCTGCGATAGTAATGACATTGCATTAGCTACGTGCTGGCTCGACAGTGGGTTTTTGAACCTGGGTATCCCACCCCAGGGCGCAGAGCTGTATACTGATCTGGTCATTCTTATTCCAGACATCGTATACGGAGGACCGAAGTACTCCACTTTCTTGTCAGCGTTCGCAAGACCGGTGGCATGAAAGTCGCCCTTAGCTTCACCAGATGAATAACGCGTAGCTGTGCCTGAGTGGAAATCCCAACCGAAATCGGCATCCAAAGTGGATAGCCAATTACCGACGGGGAGAAACCAATCAATCACAAACGAGTACTTCATCTTTTCCCAAGCAAGCTCGAGTGGGTTGGTTAGGCCCAAACTAGCGAACTTAGCTAATACCGGAGATCGCAGCTCATAATACAGGCTGACACTAGACCGATGTTTCCATTGGCCTTCGATGTCAAACCCGTAAAAAGCTGAGTTCCAGGTCTTTCTGTAAGTGGTTCTCTGATCCTCACCAGCGTGCCCTTTTACCCTTACGAGGTAATCGTGCGCATTGAAGTGGTCAGAAATTTCCTCACAGGCGCCCTGGATATCCGAGATTAACGGTTTCCACCCATACTGAAGCTCAAGCCAACGAGAAGGAGTATTCCTCCAGTTACCTCTCACTACTTGCCCCCATTGTTTTGGGGATTTTCGTTTGAAGTCGTTGACCTGTTTAGCAATCGTTCGAGCATTATGTGAAAAAAGCTCTTGCGTTTGCTTGCGTTCAGCAAAAGCAACAGAAAGATTAACATTCTGATGCTTGAGTTTAAGAAGAGCCCGACTTACCGCGCGACCTTCCAAGTAGGAAGGAAACGCGGGCAAGCTGATCCCATCTAAACCCATACCATAGCCATTGATATCAAGACTGCCAGCACCCGTGGAGCAACCAGCTCCAGGAAGGGTGTCATAGCGTTTCATGGTACCAGGGACTATGGGGGTGTCAGTTATCTTCGTATGATTCCACGCGCCAGGTGCACGCCAACCAGCCCGATTTCTGGGATGGCTGACGCTAGCTGGACGTGACTCCGTGCGCCAAAGAAACGGCTGATTTGCAATAATAGAAGGAGCTGAGATCGTGCCATTACAGAAAAAGGCACGATGTTCACTACTACCAGATTGCAACTTCAGATTCGTAACATTGATCGCAGGAGTAGTCATAAGAAATTGAAGATAGCTGAGGGAGAGGCTGGAGCCCCCTTAACAGGG